CTTATAAGGGAATGTATGAGTCTTTAGTAAAAAGGATGATTCCTTTTGCTGATCTTATACAGATAACACACTTGAAAATACAACAGGTAGTATCAAGGGTGGTCCCTGACGGTGTATTTATTGATGCCGATGGACTAAACGAAGTTGATCTTGGTACTGGACAGGCATATAATCCTGAAGATGCTTTAAGGCTATATTTCCAAACAGGTTCCGTTGTGGGTAGGTCTTATACTCAGGACGGTGAGTTCAACAATGCCCGTGTTCCTATTCAACAGTTGACCACTAATAGTGGGGCATCTAAGCTACAAATGTTGATTGGTAATTACAATCATTACTTAAATATGATTAGGACAGTAACGGGATTGAATGAAGCGCGGGATGGATCTACTCCTAATCCAGATGCATTGGTTGGAGTACAAAAATTAGCGGCACTAAATTCTAATACTGCAACGCGACATATACTTAACGGTAGTTTATATATGACACATCGATTAGCTGAAGGTATTGTTATACGTACAGCGGATATCTTGCAGTATTCTAATTTTAAGGATCAATTCGCTATGCAGATTGGTAAATATAATTTGAGGTTATTGGAAGACCTTAAAAACTTTTACCTATATGATTTTGGTATTTTTATCGAGTTGGCTCCTGATGAAGAAGAAAAGGCAATGTTAGAGCAAAATATCCAAATGGCTTTATCTAAGAATGATATAAGCCTGGAGGATGCTATCGACATACGCGAGATCAAGAATCTCAAGATGGCCAATCAATTACTAAAAGTTAAACGTAAAAGAAAGCAACAAGCTGAACAACAACAAATATTACAACAACAGGCTGCACAAGCTGAGATGCAACAAGGTCAGATATTGGCTAAAGCTCAGGCGGAGCAACAAAGGATCGCAACAGAGACTCAAGCCAAGATGCAAATCAAACAGGCGGAAGTGGCTATGGAGATTGAAAAGTTGAAAAACGAAGCTATGCTGAAAGCCCAACTTATGCAACAGGAGTTCCAGTATAATTTACAGTTATCAGGAATGCAGCAGACTCAAATAGATAAACGTGAAGCTTCCAGGGAAAAAGCGAAGTCTGATAGGATTAGTCAAGCTAATACTCAACAATCAAAGTTAATAGAGCAGCGTAAGAGAAACTTGCCTCCTGTAAGCTTTGAGTCGAACGAGGATAGTTTAGATGGATTTGATTTTGCTGAATTCAACCCAAGATAGGTTGTTGATAACTTGCTAAAATAATTGTCAAAATTATTATATAAATTTGTAAAAATAAAATCTAATGGAATTTAAAGTAAGAGAAGTAGGCGAAGGTGTTGAAAAATCAAAAGCCGAAATAGAAGAAAAATTGTTGCAGGAACACAGTGCTACGGTTGAGGGCCAGCCTGAGTTGTTTGACAATACAGTAGAAAAAGTAGAAATGTCAACAGAAACACAGGAGGTTGAAACTCCTGAAGTAGAAGTTGATGTTGAAAAAGAAACACCGTCGTTAGAGATTAATGACGAAAATGTTCTTTCATATATAAAAGAAAGGTATAATAAAGATATCCAAAGCGTAGATCAATTGTTTGAAGAAAGAGAAGCAAACGAAGACCTACCTGAAGATGTCAAAAAATATTTTGAGTACAAAAAGGCAACAGGCCGTGGCATTGAAGATTTTTATAAACTTCAAAGAGATTATGGAGCCATGGATGATGACACTGTACTTGCTGACTATTTAAGTATCCAAGAAGAGGGGTTAGATGAAATAGATATTCAGGATCTTATGGAAGATAAATATGGATATGATGAGGATTTAGACGATGAGCGTGATATTAAAAAGAAAAAGTTAGCGAAAAAAAGAGAACTGGCGAAAGCACGAAAGTTTTTTTCTGAGCAAAGAGATCAGTATCAGATTCCTCTTGAGTCAAGTGGGGGTCAACTATCCGAAGAGCAGCAACAAAATTTAAGTGCATATCAAAAGTATATAGAGGATTCTAAAACTATTGAGGAGCAAAACCGAAAAAGGTATAGTTACTTTTTAGATCGTACCAAAGAAGTATTTAATTCTGAGTTCAAAGGTTTTGAATTCGGTATTGGCGATCAAACTTTTAACTATAAACCTGGTACCTCAGAAGAATTATTGAATAAGCAGTCTGATGTAAATAACTTCGTAGGTAAGTATTTAGATAGTGATGGGCTTATTGCAGACCCTAAGGGTTATCATAAGGCGCTTAGTGTGGCTATGAACCCCGATAAGTTTGCTCAATATTTCTTTGATCAAGGCATGGCCGCTGCTGTGGATAATGTTACACGTAAGTCCAAGAATATAAACATGGATGTACGAAGTACACCACAGAAGAATACTAACAAGGACGGCCTTAAGATTCGGGCGGTTGGAAACCAGAGTAGTGGAAGAGGACTTAAGATTAAAAGTATTAAAAACGTTTAAAAGTAAAAACAACAAGACATGGCAGTAAATGCAACACCTGGGTTCGATTTACAACCATCGGCTCAGCAGATTCCACTGGAGTCTAATTATATTAACAATTTCGATTTCTTGAATCAGTATCTACCTGATACTTATGAAAAGGAATTTGAGCGTTATGGTAACAGAAGTATTAGCTCTTTCCTAAGAATGGTAGGAGCAGAAATGCCTTCAAACTCTGACCTTATTAAGTGGGCAGAGCAGGGAAGACTACACGTAAAATATACAGATGTAACATGTGCAACTGGTGCAGCTGGAGCAACTGGTGTTTGGACTATTCCGAATCCATCAGATAACTTTGATCCTGCATTGGCAGGAGGTGCAAGAGCAGCACTAAGAGTTGGACAAACGGTTATGATTTCAGATAAGACAGCTGGATCTACACTTTCAAATAAAGGTGTAATAACAGTTGCTCCTACGGCGTTATCTCCTAACACATTCACTGTGGCATACTATGAAGCTGGCGGTCAGACAATGGGGGCGGCAACAAATTGTGATATCTTTATCTACGGTTCTGAGTTCAACAAAGGAACTGATGGTATGGTTGGATCAAATGAGTCTGATGATTTCATCTTTGATAATAAGCCAATTATCATTAAGGATAAGTATACAGTATCTGGTTCTGACATGGCACAGATTGGTTGGGTAGAAGTTTCAGGCGAAGATGGCGTAAGCGGGTACCTATGGTACTTAAAGTCTGAGCATGACACAAGATTACGTTTCGAAGATTACATGGAGACAGCAATGATTGAAGCTGTTCCAGCCGAAGCGGGATCTGGTGCTGGTGACTTCTTCCAAGGTACTGGTGCAGGTTTATCAGCTGCAAACCTTAACGGTTCTGACGGTGTATTCTATGTAGTAGAAAACAGAGGTAATGTATTTGGTGGTGGTAACCCAACAACTCTTCAAGAGTTTGATAGCATCATTCAAAGACTTGATAAGCAAGGTGCAATCGAAGAGAATGTTCTTTTCGTAAACCGTAACTTCTCATTTGATATGGATGATATGTTGGCGGCACAGAACTCTTACGGTGCTGGTGGTACTTCTTATGGTCTATTTGACAATGATGAAGAGATGGCATTAAACCTTGGATTCTCAGGATTCCGTAGAGGATATGACTTCTATAAGTCTGACTGGAAATATTTGAATGATCCTACAATGAGAGGTGGTCTTGTAGGTGGTGCAGTTAATGGTCTATTAGTACCTGCTGGATCTACTACAGTTTACGATCAAATCTTAGGTAAGAATGCTAAGAGACCTTTCTTACACGTAAGATATAGAGCGTCTGAGGCTGAGGACAGAAGATATAAAACTTGGATCACTGGTTCTGCTGGTGGCGCAAGAACTTCTGGATTAGATGCAATGGAAGTTAACTTCCTTACTGAAAGAGCTGTTTGTGTTTTAGGTGCAAACAACTTCTTCTTATTCCAAGATGCTTAATAATTAATTAGAACGGGGGCGGCAATAACTATTCAGATTTTTATGCTGCCCCTTTTCTTTAAGTTAAGTGGTAATTTAAATTAAATCTTATCTAATGAAAAAGAACGCAAAGTTTGTCGACCGAGCATATAGATTAAAAAGCTCAAAGACTCCGCTATCTTATATGATAGCTTCACGCCATAGTAGACGATCACCTTTACTTTATTTTGATGAAGCAAAAGGAACTAACAGGCCTCTTCGTTAT